GCTCGATAATCCCGCATCAGCGCCGCGCCCTGCTCCGGGTATTTGCGCGCAAGCTCAAGCGCGCCCTGCGGCGTCGGGTTGGCGTAGTAGGCGGAGGCGTCGGCCTTGTACTGCTCGGCGAGCTGTGCTTGCTCGCGCTCCTGACGCTGCTGCTTAAACACCGCGCCAAGCTGCAAGCCTTCCAGCAGCGCCGTGCCTGGGTCTGTCGGTCTGATCCCCATCTGCCCGAGGTAGTCGATGGGAGCCTGCATAGGATTGATTGCCATAATGAAGCCTCCTTATCGACCAAACGGGTTGGCGATTGGCATGAATCCGCCGGTGCCTGGTGCAGAGTAGCCAGCGCCAGCAGAAGGCGCAGCGCCGCCGCCAAATAAGCCCGCCAACGATGACAGTCCGCCTTTCAAGCCTGACGCAAGTTCAGTCATGCCGCCAGACGCGATAGCCCCACCAATCCGCATTATGTCGTTGAATTGCATCATGTCTCGTTGTCCAGCGGCCAGCCTGCTCCCCGCCATCGCCGATCCTTTACCGAGAAGAAGGTTCGAGACGTTCGTGCCCGTGTTCAATCCAGCTTCGCCCTGAAACCCAGATGACACCCGTCCGATCTCAGTGAGCCCGCCGAGCTGCTCGTACCGCTGCTCGATAAGCCTCTGGAGCATCGCAGGCCGGAACTGCGCCAGCGCCGCCTGCACGTTACCGCCTCGCAGCCCGCCGGTGGCGCTTGCCTGCTGGAGAATCGCCTCCTCGCCCTGGCGCGCAAGAGCCTCAAGCTGAGGAGAAGCGGCGAGGGCGTCGATAGCCGCCCGTTCGGCTTCAGGACCACGCAACCCTGCCATCGCCATCTGCTGCTCAAGCGCCGGGGCGCCAGCTTGCACATAAGGCGACATCAGATTAATCAGCGCATCGAACTGCCGCCGAGTCTCCTCGATGCCAGCCTGCGCCGCTTTCGCCTGGATCTTGCCCGCGCGCTTGCCTGCGCTTGCGGCCGCAGACGAGCCGGTGATATCGCCGACAACGCCGCCAATCGCCTTACTTATCGAGCCCATGATGTCGCCTCCCAGTCGGATCTTGTCATGCCTAAGACCCAGACGCCCTCTGGAGCGCCGTTGTATGAAAATGCGTCCCGCCGGAATCCCTCGATTCGGAATCCCAGCCGCAGACAGTAGTTGCGCGCCGTGAGCATCGACTCGAAAACGTAGGCGGTGACGCGCTGGACGATGGGCGAGTCGTTAAACGCCCAGTTGATGCAGGCATGGCCGAGAGGACGCGACGACTTCAGCGCTCGGCGCAGAAGGAGCGAGTGCAGCTCGGTCTCGGTGTCGGAGTATTCAATCGCCATGAATGCGCCTGCAAAGTCTCCATCGACCCACGCCGACAAGTATGTCACAAGCGGGTGCGTGATTGGAGCGGCGTCGTAGTAGTCATGGCTCAAGCGTTGAATGTACGGATCTGCGTAGACCTCGGCGAGCTGCTCCGGCGTGATGCCTTCGGTGACGCAGCAGATCAAGACGCCTCCTTCCCCGAGACGCGAATCACGATTGTGCTGGCAATGCTCGCCACCGCCGAGAGCTTAGCGCCAGGCGACAGCACCTGCCCGACAATCTCGGGACAGGAGTAGCTCTCGCCCTGCGCGAGATAGCGCAAGGAGACGAGTTGGTTTGCCGCGCTGGCTGTGCCTGCGGAAGGCACAATGTTGAGTGTGACGAACGCGCCCGACGAGCCCGAGTTGTTGAGCGTCACCGACAGAATGGTCGTCTTGACGCCATTCGCGATGTACTGATTCGTCTGAATGTTCTCGACGTACTTCGACTCGACGAGGACGGTATTCGTTGTCGCCATTACTGTTGCACCTGCAAGAAGGTCGCGACGGCGCTCGGCGCCGCTGGGAAGTTGGCGGTGGCGGCGATGGGCGAGAGACTGACGTTCAGTCCACCCAGCACGCCGAAGCCGACCTCGATGTAATCATTCGCGGCGAGCGAGAAGAACTCGGTGAGCACCAGCGCCGTGTAACCGTTGTTGATGTTGATCGACTGATAGCGCGAGCTGTTGGCAACGTCCGCGCCGTTCTTCTTGAAGAAACCCACCGCCTCCCGCGCGGCTGCGACCGTGCAGGAGAACTGAAGCGTCACGGCCACCTGGTAGAGCCCCGACGCCGGCACGACCAGCCTGCTCGACGGCGAGCCGATGACGACGCCGTTGCTGATCTCGGTATTGTCCCACGTCACGAGGTACTCATCGCCTGCGACGGCGGGCGTCTGCGTCGTCGTCTTGGTGAACTCGCCGTAGTATTCCTGCAAGCTGATAGTCGGTCGGACCATAAGCTGCCCGATGGTCGTGCTCGCGTAGAGCACCGCCGCGACCGAGATCACGTTGTCCGGCGCGGTGGGTTTGCTGTTCGTCAGCCCGCCTACGTTATCAGGCGACGCCCAAAGAATCTGACCGGTCACCCACGTCTCACCGTACGGCGCGCCTGACGTGTTGACGCCGACAACGCGCCCGTAGAGCGTGACGTAGCCCTGCGCGCTTGGCTGGATGTCCTGCGTGGCGAGCCCGACGAAGTACAAGGTGTCCGTGCCGCCGTCCGCCAGGTAGGGCGCAACCTTGATGCGGTTGCTGCCGTTGGCGCCGGCAAAGCCGACAGCGGTGCCCTTCGGGATCAGCGTCGGCGTGCCGTTGAGCACGACCATGCGAATGACCGTGCCTTCCCGGTCGTTAATCATCTGGATCTGCGCCAGCGCCGAGTCGGCGGACGCCTGGGCGTTGTCGGCGGCGTTTGACACCTCATCAATGGTCGAGGGCGAGGCGACTTCCGCCGCGTCGAAGAGCCCCTCGAACGCCTTGATCTGCTCCTGATTCTTCAGGAACGTCGCGAGCTGATCACGCGTCAGCCGCTTGATGAGCTTGCCGGTGATGGCCATCAGTACGCCAACGGCTCGAGCGTCGCCTCAAGGCGCGCAAACGCCAAGTGCGCGTCGCTGTCGCCTTGGAAGCGCTGCACGCGCCAGTTGCGCATATGGCCCTGCTGGAACCAGACGAGGCGCTTCGTGTAGTTGCCGACGGTGCCGGCTTGCACGACGCGATCTTGCGACCAGTTGAGCCCGTCGACGCTGTAGCTCGTCGAGATCGGCGGGTTCTTGCCGAGGGCGACGCGGCCGGTGAGCGATACCAGCTCGAGCGCGTTGAATAGCGCACCGCGCGAGTCGTTGTAAACGATGCGGGTCGCGAACTCCCAGCGCACCTTCGAGCCCCAGTGCGCGCTCGCCGCCTGGTCGAGATAGCCCACCGCCGTTGACTGCGGATCAGCCGTCAGCCAGCGGTCGTACGCCCAGACAAAGCTACGCGCCCGGTACTGGGCGTAGCCCTCGATGGTCGAGGCGAGACAGAACCAGACCGGCACGCCAGCCGCCTGCGAAGCCGCCGCGTCGTAGACCAGCGTGCGGTCGGGGAGATGGATATAGAGATGCTGGTGGCTGCGATCGTTGCGCGCCTCGAGCTTGACGACCGCAAGCTGCGTCTCGGTGTAGTCGAGCAGCAGGTCGTCGATCTCCTGCGTCGAGATCTTAACGGCGCCTGCGTTGACGCCGAGATAGACGCCTGGCGCTTCATTGCGCCCGCTGCCGAGAAACGCGATCGTTTCGACATAGACGCAGCAGGCGTGCGTCCCGACGACGCCTTTCTGGATCTGCGCGCCTTCGATGCGCTGGAACGGGAAGAACTCGCTCCCGACGTTCTCGAATACCTCGATGGTGTTGCGGTTGAGCGCGTAGATTTCGTTCCGCAGCTTCAGGAGCGCCACCACCGGATCAGGGTCGATCTCGGAACTGCCATACTTCAGCGGGTTGACGGCGGTGGGGTCGGTCAGCTCGGTGACGACCAGGCTGGTGCCGTCCGTCGTCATGAAATAGCCGTCGATCCACGCGACATCGAGCACAACGCCGAGGTCGGGGTCGGTGACCTGCGTCAGCGTCGAACCGTCCCAGTAAAAGAGGTTGTTGTCGCTTGCGATCGCCAGTCGGTCGAAGCTGTAGTCGAACGTCACGAGGTTCGTGCCGCCCACGTCGCCCAGCACCGTCACGGTGCCATTCGATGCGATCGAGCAGAGCTTCGTGCCCATGACGCGATAGCAGCCGCCCTGCCAGTTGATCGCGCCTCGGTCGACACCAGGGCCGGTGCCGTTCTGCACAATGCCATCCGCAGGACGCAGAAAGCCCTCAGAGATGCCCGAGTCCACCGGC